GTTTTTAATTTTTTCATAACAGGCGTCAAATAGCATCTGTACATCTTCAACGTTTCTGTGTGCTGTGTCAGTGTGTATTAGATCAAAAATACCTATCAAATCATTGTTGTAAGGCATTCTTTCAATCAACAAGATAGCAAATCCACTCATGATGTCATTGTCAAACAATCCAATCTTGATGTGTTGTGGATGTACTAGAATATTTTTAATTATGGCATTGAAATGTGGCTTATCAAAATCTGTGCCCATGTCATTTCTCTCTATCAGTGCCTTGTATGTGAGTGTGTAAAAATCCTTGAAATCTTTTTCGTCTAAAAATCTTGTGTACATTACGCTCTGCCCCATTTAATGTCTTTTACTATCTGTGGTGAAAAGTCCATGCCCTTATCACTACTGAAATGTATGTTCTGTGAAGAAGGATTAGATTGCCTGCCACTCGTTCGCATGAAATCTGCGAATTGTGATGCTATGGTCAATGTCAAAACACTTTCGTTTTCTTTTTCTTCAATATGATATCCTGTCACTGTGCCATCAAACAGCATCCACACATCATCATCCGTGAATGAATAATCTTCGCCAAGAACTGCACGATAAATTACAACTCTTTTGTCTATAAAATTATTGTTTACAACCAATGACAGTGTTGTTAGGTCAACAGCGGTGAATTTCATATCAACACTTGAAACCCTTACATCTCTGCTTTCTGTTATTTGCCCAAACTGTAAGAATTGTCCTTGTGCTAGGTATGTGTTTGGCCCTGCGTCAGGTGCCGTGGCACTATCGTAAGAAAGGTCTATGTTTGTGCTTGTGAAATATTTGGTTGAACTAAGATGTAGTTCAATTAAATCTGCAACGAATAATTGTCTGTCAGCAAGTTTGGTTTGTGTTGCTGATGCTATTGCCCTTGTCATTATACTTCCTCATTCAGCGTCACTTCATATCTAAACGTGCCATCTTTGCCGTGTATGAATTTGATCTCGTCGTTGTCTTGATAAACTTTGATTGGTACGTTGTTGTATTGGATTATGCCTGTGGCATCACTTACCAAAGCAGGAAATATGTTCAACACATCAACACTTGATCCGTCTAGATCTATATCTTCAGTTATTAGATAACACTTGTCATGGTTGTTGAATTTTATTAGGTCGCCCTTTTTCAATGTGCCATTGCCTCCTGAAACGCCTACTTTTTTTGATCCTTTTTGATTGTTGTAATTAGGATCAACACTTGAATCTTCTACCACTGTGACATTGTTTGTGGCAGTGCCTCTTGTTGAACTGATGCCAGGCGGCACAACAGTAAAGGTACCAAATTGTCCTTCTTGTGCTGACAGGAATGCAAAATCAGCCATAAAATCTGCCCTTGTCATTGCAGGCGATTTTAACCTTAGACTAAAAAATTGTGTGCCAGTTTTTATCCTATGTGTCTTACCACTGACAGCGGTTGTCATTCTTGTTGGTGTGTTAGATTGAAAATCTAACGTGTCAAATCCTTGAGATGCTGTGAACAAAGCCATTATGCGAATAAACTCCTTTTGCCTCTTTCAGCAAGTCCTTTGTTGATCAGCCCAACGATCATGTCTTGCCTTGTTGTTAATAATTGATCAAAGTCTGTGGCATCTATGGTGTTGATATTGAATGTGACTTCTATGTTGTCTCCACCAAATCCACCAGAACCACCAGAACCACCAAGTTCGTTGTTTGGTATTACCGTTCCAGACGATCCAGGTACAAAAATTTCTGGGCCTCTTTCACCAACCAATATTGGCTGATTGGCACCTGTCATACCACCTGAAGCAAAGCCAGGAATCCCTATACTTGCTCCGCCAGTCAAGAACGCCAACACAGTTCTTAGTCCAATTTCTGTTCTTAATCCTCTGTTTAATTTTTCTTGTGTACGAACTTGATTTTCAAAAAATTCCTTCAATGGTTTTAAAATGAAAATTGTGATACCTAGGTCAATAAAACCTTGTATCAGTGTTCTTAGAGTTTGTTTGGCAATTTCGCCCAGTGCATCTTTCAATGATTTTGATTGGAATATGACATCCGTCAACGCACTTGAGGCTGTGCTTCTGAAAGCACTGAAGCCACCTGCCACTACAGATATCTGCCTTTCTAGTAGTGTTGCTGATCCTATGACTTCATCTAATGATTGCACAATCACATTGGTTTTAAGTGATTCTTCTATCCTGTCACCAATTGCCATCTTGCCTAGTGTAGAATCTACACTACGATTCATTCTATTAAATTCTTTTATGACACCATCAACCATGTCTGGCACTATAGAACCGCTGACCACTTCTTTGTCTGTGTCGCTAAAGAAACCAACTACGGTGTCCTTGATTCCTTTCATCTTGCCAGTGATACCTGTCTTCATGTCATCAAACTGTCCAACAACTTTGTTTTTGAAATCTGTGACCGCTTTGACTGTGTCTGTGACAATGGCTATAAAACTTTTGAATAATTTTATGACACCACCTATGGCATCAAGAACCAATCCTAACACTGTGATTAGACCTTTCAATGCCTTACCTGTTAGTTCACCTAACGCACCAATGGTTTCTCTGTTTTCATTGATGATTTTGGTAAATCCACCAACTGCTTCTTTCAACGCAGGAGATAGTCCTTGTCCAAAATCATCTGCAACGTTTTTGATTGCAATACTGGCGTTTGAAAACTCTGTTGAAAGATTGCTTACTACCCTTTGTGTGGCACCAGCGTATTTTTCTTGAATACCTTCAGCAAGTGCATCTGTAATTTTTTTAGCACCTTCTGCCGTCTTACCAAACGCAGATATTTCCATCCTTGTTATGCCTAGTTTTTCTTCTAAGATTTGAAGTACAGGAACACCTCTGTCTGATAATCTGTTAATCTCTTCAAGTCCAAGACCACCTGATACCGTTCTGGCAAATAGGTCTGTCATCGCTTCCAATGAACCTATTTGGTCATTTGTAATCGCCGCCGTGTCTGTGAAAGTAGTTAGAAGTTTTTCTGTTGGTTCAATACCAGCCGCTTTCAATTTAATGAAAGTCTTGGTCAAGTCCTCTACACCAAACTGCGTCTGTGTGGCAAATTCACTGATGAACTTGAAAGCATCCGCACCGTCTTTTGTTGACCCTGTGACTGAACTTAGAGTAGTCCTAAGGTCTTCAAATTCTTTTGTCGTGTTGACAATGAATGATCCAACCCTTACTGCTCCAAAGGCAACCAAACCAGCCGCGGCACCTTTTAAGGCCGTGCTTAATTTTAGTCCACTATTGGATAGTTTACTGAGTGAATTATTGACACTGCCAAGAGCCTGTTGGTTCTTGACCGCAATGTTCAGCAATAAATCTTCTCTAGCCACTTCTATTTTCTCCTAATTTGTTGTTTTTGTTTTTGCATAGTTTTTCTATTCTCCCTATCCTCAAACAACAAGTATCCCGCCCAGAGTTCAAACTCCAGTGTTGTCATCTGTAATATTTCTTCAACAGACTTCTTCAGCCTGTCAGCGAGCATCATTACAAATCGTATATCAACACTGGCACCTATTCCTTTGCCGCTTGTTCCTGCGTGGCTTGGAATCGTGCATTATTGATCAATGAAGCAACCTTAACTACAACGTTAGGATCACTTTCATTCATTAACATCGCCCTGTCCGTGTCTTGAAAAAGCCTTTGACCATCTTTGTCTCTTGCTTTTACAAGGATACTTTCAACCAAAGCCTCTACTGTCTTTCCTGCTGATTGCAGTTCCAACACTTTGGCTTCGTCTTTTAGTGGATATGTTGTTCTATAAAAAATATCTGTGTCCCACTCTTCACAATGATATTTTTTTAATTCACCACCTATTGCGTTCTGGTAGTGTTTTGCTATCTTACTTGTTATTGTCATCATTTACTCCTTATTGTTCTTGGTTTTGCAATAACCTCCCTAAGAGCAGGTCGTGATACTCCTTTGGGGCGTTGTTTACTGTATCCTTCATCCAAACGATTGATGTAAGGCACTCTGTTTTCAATAACATATGAAAACTTGCCTTTCTTTCTCTCTTTCCATCCTCGTTGAGCACGACCAGTTTTGACTGGTGTGAACTTCTTGAGACTTTCAAGAAGATCTTTGGATACAAGGCGAACTGCTTGAGCCGTTTCCTTTGTAAGGCTGGCAATTACCCTTTGTGCGTTAAACTTTACATTAAAAGAAATCATTAGATATTCGTTCTTGTTAATGCTCCGTCACCTTGGAATGTAATACTAGCCTCAACCATTCCGTCAAAATTTGACGTGATTGAGTGACCAGTAATGATTACATTTCCTGATAGTTTTATACCTGTTGTTTCACCAGACGGGTATAACTCTATCGCTGTAGATGTACTTTGAGTAGATTTGGCCGCA